ATCAATCATTTTATTTCAAATACTGTGTAAAAATAAAATCTTCCAGGACTTCCATCTCTTTTGCTTTTTCAAGATTTTCTTTAATTGCGTTCATTTTATTATAATATATTTCATCAGAAACATCAAATTCTTCACTCAAATCAATTATACCATCCTTATTAAAATATTTGCCAATATCAGGAGCACCAAGATAAACCGGAATAGTCCCAGTAGCAAAACAATCTAAAAGTTTTTCAGTAAAATATGTTTCATACTGACCATTTTCAATAGCAACTGAAAACATATAATCACATAGACCTTCTTCTTTATTTGAGATTTCATTAAATCCTCGACCATAAAGATCTACCTGACCCCAAAGTCTTTCCACCCATTCAAGGCGAAGTCTGTGACCTTCACACATTTGTTTGTTTGAAGCGATCATAGAAATCATTTTTGACTTTTCATAAATTTTGGGTTCTTTGATCCAAAATCCTTGAGCGGGAACCCATTTAAATTTTGAATCTATTTTCAAAAGTTCCTGGTTATGAGTAAAAATAATATCAAATACTTCCAAATACTTTTCTGGATACTGTTTAACAGACTCTACAATTTGTGGAGTAATGTACTTTGATTCAAGAAGCCATCCATATTTTGGACCAGAAACATTATCAGATTGTGCCTGAGCAAGAGTGCTATCAATATAAAATGTTGCTTCTCCTGTACCATCACTTACCCATTTGATATACTTAGATTCTTTACCATGAACAGAATATCCTTTATTTCCATTTGTTAGATGAGTAAAGGTATTTCCAACTAGATTAAATTTTATTTTCATGGAACCACAAGGTCAAGTTGATTGATATTAAATTCCGATAATTTAAATTCTACCATATTCTTCGTATAAAGACCATCTGCAAGACTACAAGATTCATACAATGCTCTTGTTGGATCTTTCATTTTAGGATCAGTATAGTCAATAAAAAAAGCAATTTTTAAAAATTCAAAATACTTAAGTAAAACAAAAATGCCAGATATTTGTCCAATAGTCACTAAATTTTTATGACGAACCAAGTGATCTAAAAGATCTTGTAGTTCTAGTTTATCCAATCTTTCAGTATTTTGAAAAATCTTCTGATTGGTAAATACGTTTGTTTTATTAGTCCAATTTACAATTACTTTATATCCTTTATCTTTCATTTTTGAAACAATGTCGTCCCAAAAAGAATCGTTTAGTTGATAACCATCTCCTCTCTCTGGAAAAAGAATACAAGTTTTTTCCTCTATGTCTTTTTTTAGATTAGAATATTTTTCTATATTAGAAAGAATTCCAGTATTCTGAAGATTTTGAACAATAGACCACATCTTTGGTGCCATATGGCACACCTTAAGTTGTTTAATATTATGTGCATTATTTAAGATATTCAGATCCTGTGGATAAAATCCGTGTTTGGACATAATAATTTCTTCCTCTGGAATGGGATATCCAGTTTCCAAAGGAAAAACTTCAACAACTTCACATTTTGGATTAGATATAAAATTATCTAAAACAAATTTAATACCATTAAAAATTCCAGGTCTGCATAAGATTTTATAATTAACTGGAGAATTCGATTCAAGAAAAAGAGTTGCATCAATTGCATCTCCCATTCCCCAGTTCATCAAATACCAATTTTCTGTTTTGAATTTGTCTTTGTTTATTTCAGAACAGTCATTCAAAAATTTATATACTACCATATCAAACCGGATGGTGCATTACAGTATCTTTATAGACTTGGGCATTAATCCACTCATAAGTTTTACGAATTCCTTCTTCAAGACTTTGGGAATAATCCCATCCCAATTTTTCACGAATCAAATCGTTATTAGAATTACGACCACGAACACCTAAAGGTCCAGCAATGTGTTTTTTCTCCACAGATTTTCCAGAAACTTTAGCAACAGTATCTACAAGCTGATTAATAGTGACCATTTCTTCTGATCCAATATTAACGGGTCCAATAAAATCAGAATCCATCAAACGACGAGTTGCTTCAATACACTCATCAATGTACAAGAAAGAACGGGTTTGCTCACCATCACCCCAAACTTCAATCTCGCCACCAGAAACACTAAGTTCTGCTACCTTACGACACATTGCTGCTGGAGCTTTTTCACGACCGCCCGACCAAGTTCCTTCGGGACCAAAGATATTGTGATATCTAGCAACACGAACAGGAATGTCATAATTGCGATTGTAAGCAAAATATAAACGTTCCGAAAACAGTTTTTCCCATCCATATTCGCTATCAGGATTAGCAGGGTATGCAGATGATTCACGGCAATCAGGATTGTCTGGATCAAGTTGATTGTATTCTGGATACATACACGCAGATCCAGAGTAGAAGATCTTGGTGGCATTTACACCTTTATCTTCATTCATTTTACGTTGCATCTCAAGAACATTGAGATTAATGGTGACAGAATTGTGCATAATGTCGGCATCGTTTTCTCCAGTGAAAACGAAACCGGCGCCCCCCATATCAGCAGCGAACTGATAGATCTCATCAAATGTTTCAATGTAACGCCAGGGAACAGAATTATAAAAATTTCTATAAGGACCTTTGTATTCAAGCACACGATGAACGAAATTCACATCACGAAGATCACCGTGAACAAATTCGTGTGCTTCAGTTTCAGAAAACTCTGGACTTTTAAGATCCACACCACGCACCCAATACCCTTCGGATCGTAGTCTCTTTACCATATGGCTTCCAATAAAACCACCAGCACCAAGTACAAGTGCTGTTTTCTTATAATCACTCATAGATTAATGAAATACCTATAGTATGTATTATACAAAAAAAGATGGGTTTGTGCAACCCATCTTATGTAACTCAGGCTCGCCACTTATTCTTTATCTGGAAATAAGAAACCAGGCGGAGAAAGAATTCCCCATCCGCACCACTTGCTCTTGAGAGAAGCAAGAAACTCATAATAGGGTCATATTGACTCCACCACTTAGTTTTAGGAAACTAAGAAAAGTTGGGTTAACTTTGATATCTCGGTAATACCAAAGAACGCACATAAGAACAGCACGTCCCAAAGTTTAAGTTTAATAGCAAAAGGTACTGTAAGTAATCCTCCAATACATTTTAGCATCAAACCATATTTGAATTCTCCCCATAACATAGTTTGATAACCAATAATGAGAAGAATGTTTCCAATCCACCGAAGTAAATCAGACTTTGACATAAAGGGGTTTTGCTCCCGACCAGTGCTGTTAGAGTCCATCCGTGACTATTCATCCCAATACTCTTCTTCACCTTTAACATAACATGGAACGCGATCTGGATCTAACCATTTCGCATACTCAATATCCTCCATTGCAGTAGAACATTGTAGCACATTATCAAAAAGATAAATGTCATTCCAGCGTTTAGTGTATTCGTTTTGTTTTTGTAAACGATAATCGGGTTTACCATTTATCTCAAGAATACCTGCTTCAATGAAACGATATCCTTCACGTTCAAGAAGAACTTTAGTGCTCATGCTACTTCAACAGATTCAAGATCGGCAAGAACATATTCCATAAGCATTTCATAGTCATCAAGAGGATCACCAGAAAATACTACACCTTCGTTTTCATAATAACGACGAACTTTTTTATAAAGTTTTGGATTCTTTACATCAAGGTAGAAATCGCCGTTTGCTGCACCACGAAGGGTTTGAACGTCTTTCTTGAATTTTGCTGTGAGAGTCATTGTTTTGAATGTTGACCTATGTATTATAGGGGTTTGACAGGGATTCTGTCAAGTGCTCGTTGAGAGAATCGAACTCTTCCTGCGGCGCTTTATGAGAACGCTGCCTTCACCAGATGGCTAAACGAGCAGAAGGAGGATTTACACAGCCTCAGAGTTTCCTCTTCACAGGCACGAAACCTCCATAGGAGTACTGGGAGTTGAACCCAGACTACCCCGTTATAAGCAGGGCGCTCTAACCATTAAGCTATACTCCCAATTAAATTACGATCCTTCTTCGTGGTCTGTGTGGAGACGTATCATTTCATCATCCACAACTGAATCTATTGCATACTTTATGGTTTCATTGTAAGGAACTATCACTGCGCTATTATCTCCGTCTTGTATAATAAATGATTCGCCATTTTCAACTCTTTGTATTAGATTATCAAAATCGTTTTGAAACTCTTCTACTGTAAATGATTGAAGTTCGTTTAGTTCTGGATACATTTTCATAAAGTGTTTATGAATCGGAATGATAGGATTCGAACCTACGGCATCCGCCTCCCAAAGACGGCGCTCTACCAAACTGAGCTACATTCCGTTGTTTCTTACCTACTAATTATACTAGTCCTTGTGGTGCTTGTCAAATGGAGCCCAGTGCTGCCAGTTGTATTTGTGGATAGCCCAAATACCCATAATCGGCAGCACAATCAAAATATATCCAAGAAATCCAAGAGTGTAAGGATTCTCCAAAACCCATCGTGCGAAATGTCCCATCAGTATCCTCTCCAGGTTTTAAACTCATAATAAAAATACTGATCCAAAACTTTATCGTCTAATGGAGCATTATCAGTTCTGTGAGCCCACACTTCACAAAATTCTACGATACGACGGTCGTGTAATGAACTGTGCCCCCACATTCTCACGAATGCTGATGCGGCAAAACCATATCTCTGTTTAATGTGCGGTTCCATTGCCTTTGTAGTCCTCCGAGTCATAATAGCCTCCTCGCGTTCCAAAGTAAAGTGTTGTTAAAACAAAAGGAACTGAAACAAATAACAATAGTTTTCCCAATAACATTACAAAAATACTCCTGGTTTGTAGTCTACTAGTTCTCTAATCTCATCAAGAAATGCTCCATATTCTTTAAATCTTCTATCGCCAGCAATAAAGTGTCTTTGCCTTGTCCAGACAGCATCTGCTAAAAGTTTGAGTTCGTACTCTGAAAAATCTTTGAATCGTTCCATGATGTCTCCTATTGTTGTGGATATGCGTTTGTAAGACCCCAGTAGATGAAGGATCCGATTGCACTAAAAAGTAAAATTGCTGATATGAATGTTTTAGTCATCTTCTTCGTCCTCGTAAGTTGAAGGTTCTTCGAATAACTCATTCATTTTTTGTTGTACAATTCTTTCGTGTAGTTCCTGTAAGTCTTCGTCCGTAAATCTTACCACGAGTAATGAATCTCCTGCCTTAACGTCGTTTAATTCTGGATGCTTCACCTTTGGACTTTTTGAATATCCGTGGTGAGCATTCATTACCATCCAACCCTGGACAAACATTGAGATAGCAATTGCAACAAGAACAAACCAAGGAACTAAAAATATTAGTTCAGAGTGATTTTGAGCCATGGCAATAGTGGCGGAATAACACCCACAAGTCTCAGTAATCCCTCAGCAAATAAAGCAAGAACCACCCAACCGACGCACATACTAATGATAGAAGCATTACGGTTGTGTCTTCTGATAGCAGCATCGATCATCTCCTGAACTTCAGAACGTGTAACTAATTCTTCTTGTTCGTGCATCATTTCTCATCTCCAAGAAATTTTGCGAGAGGATCTTTTCTTGTTTTTACAATTTCAACTGCTCTTTTGTAAAACATATTATTAGTATTCCCTGAGGATTCAAATGTTTCTTTGATCTTCACCCAATTCTCATAAGTATGTTGATCCATGGGTATTTTGAATAGTATACTAACTATATACTAATCACCAAATCTCTAAAGACAACCATTTGTGTTCATTACGTAACACTGTTGAAGAAATTGTTAAATTTGTAACTTATCTCAAAGGAAGATCAGGGATTCGAACCCTGGAACGCTATTAACGTTATTAGTTTTCAAGACTAACGCCATCAACCACTCGGCCAATCTTCCAATAAAAGTCCTCAACGGACTTCAAAATCAAGTCGCTTCACTTTACGTTGGCGACGTGCTTCTTGCCAAGCAATATCTTGAGAAGTCAGCACACTTTTGTTTTGATTTTCTTTTAAAGAGTTTAACATAACAATTCGTGATAAGTCAACTGCTGAAATCTTATCTCCACGAATTGTTGCCATATTAGGACAACCACAAGTAATTGTTTTTGTAGGGTGCCCAATCAGTTCTTTATTGCAATCTTTGCATCTTATCGATAACATTGTCCTTCATCCTTATCACTGTAAATGTGATCTTAACATCCATACAAACTTGCCGTGTGATTCCATTAAGTCTTGAACCAGATTAGCAGTTGCATATTGCTTTTGTGCTTCCGATTCTTCTGAAATCTCTTGCATTAATTCACAAAACTTGGTGTTGTTATCTAGAAGTTCTTGAAGCATTTCTCTTGCTCCAGTTGAACTTGCTGCTTCTTTGATTTGAGTTACCTCAAGCATTCTTGAAAGTGAACTCAGTGGTTTAATATTTAAGTATCTCATATGTTCAGAGAGTCTGTCAATCTCTTCAAACATAGTTTCATACTGCCCACCAAAGAGTTGATGAAGTTGAGTAAAATCACTTCCAACTACGTTCCAGTGAAATGCCCAAGTTTTGTGAAATAAAACAAAAAGTGATGACTGAGCATCACTTAAGAGTTTAAACAGTTTTTCCATTATACTCTTTTTTTAAGTATTTATCAAGTGGGAGATATCGGATTCGAACCAATGACCGTCTGCGTGTAAAGCAGCTGCGCTACCACTGCGCCAATCTCCCTGGCTCCCCCTCCTGGATTCGAACCAGGGACCCTACGATTAACAGTCGTTTGCGCTACCGCTGCGCCAAGGAGGAATAAGGAAAAGGAGAGCTCTTGGACGGAACCGCAGGATCACTTTTCCTTACCTCTGTCTGAGAATCGAACCCAGTTTCCAACTCCCTTGTCGGGGTGTCCTTACCAATAGACTACCAGAGGTAAGCGGGTAACCGGGTTCGAACCGGTGATTCCAACTTGGAAGGATGGCGTGTTACCGCTACACCATACCCGCTTGTGAGACAATCATAAACCATTTAGATTTGATTGTCAAGTGTCGATGAAAGGACTTGAACCTTCACAGATTAATCTACTGGAACCTAAACCCAGCGCGTCTACCAATTCCGCCACATCGACAAGGCAGGTCCAGCAGGACTCGAACCTGCGACACACAGCTTAGAAGGCTGTTGTTCTATCCATCTGAACTATGGACCCTTAACCTTGACTTGTTTATTCTATCATTCAGGTTTACAGTCGTCAACCCATACAGCGCAGATTCTCATTTCACCTCCTAATAATTTTTGGGCCTCTGAGCCATCTGGAGCTTTCTCAATCAACCTGGGCAAAGGTACTCTAGGTGTATTTGAGTCTCCTGTCAAGCGTTCATAATCACGAATGGCTTTATCAACATCACGTTCTACTCTTCGTTTTATGAGGTTAGGATCTTGAAGTAGAACATCGTTGATTATAGTCTGAGGGAAGAACGTCCTCTGTGCTTCATCTAAGAGGTCCCAGAGGCGCTCTGAGGACACTCCAGTGCATTGGGAGAGTGTTGCCACGATACCACTGAGCACGACGCTTATAAGGATTATCTGCTTCTTATCTGGTTTCTTTTTTCCGAAGTTAAAATTGAGCATAAAAAAAGGGGAGTGCAACACTCCCCTCTATTTATTATTCAGTTGTATATTCTATTGTATCAAACTTCTACCGTGATCAGTTTGGAAGCATAATCATGAGCATACGAAGTGCGAGCACCATGATGCCCCCAACCAATCCAACTATACGCATAGTCCATGTAACGATTGATAGACTTACCGGGAGTTTTCATCCTTTCTTCAATTCGTTGCCATTGAACCTCAGTCGTTAGATAACGAAGTTGCGTATGAAGTTCTGATGGCGAACCACCAAACCTCTTAGCAAAATCACCCAATCCATAATATCTATTGGCAGATGTCCATTGAATCAGTCCGTAACCGCCGTAGCAATTACGCCAACTGGTTCTGCTACCACCTTCACAAATGTTAGGAATAAAAGTTGATTCCTGACGAATGTTACCCATGATGGTAGCAAGGGCGTTTCTGTCTTTAATACCACGATCCTGGAAGTATGCCAGGGTAGCATTCTCATGTTCATTACACCCTTTACAAATTAGCCTTTTCTCTTTTGGCTTTTCTGGTTTAGCAACCTCTCTGGTCGCTGTCTCTTCAACTACAGGGGGCGGAGGACCGTCCATTTTGTAGTTTACGAATGGCAGTGTTGCCGTCGATGTTGTAACCGTTGCCAGAAGAGGCAGGGCTACTGTAAAGAAATTTTGCACTAACTTAAATTGAACTCGACATCCGTATAGGGAAAGCGCACTTCCCTCTTCTCAGAGGGCAGACCCCACGGCTCTAAAATCAAATCAAAATCTCATAATGAGAAACCCACCCTTTTGAGGTGGGTTTTTACATAATAATTTAATATTTAGAACTTGTCAAGTTTCTGGTTCCAAAGAAACAATTTCAAGTTCGTCGTCTTCTGGTTCAATCCACTCATAAAACTCAGCAAGAATAGCACGAGCATCA